GTGTAAGTTGTTTACCTGCATCTGCAACAAGTCGTGCAAGATTAACTTCAACTTCTTCAGATAATTGCTGATCTGGTGGTGGAAGCGGAACACCAAGTTTCTCTTCGATCTGTTTACGGTAATTAAATCCCAAATGCTCTGCGATATGTGCTTGCAATGATGTCATGATCTGTTGCGCCTGTGGATTCTGTCCTATCAACTGGGCAACTTGCGGGTCCTGCATAAACGCCATATGTGCTCCGATATGAGCATCTTGATCCTGATATATAAATGCTTTCATCGGTTTTCCAATAAGCGCATTCATATTTTCGCTCACAGGATCTGTGGGAACTATATCATCTTTTGTGGGAACAAGTTTATCTGCGTTCTTGATACCTAATACTTCTATCATCTGCCTATGTAATTGGGGCAGGTTATATATCTGGGGTGCAGATTGAGCCATCTGGAGCACAGCCTGATACTGTACAACCCGCTGCGCCATAGTAGAACTATTAGGATCACTTACAGGAATTACATCGGTAGTCTCGTAATCTTCTTTCCGCGCACATACTTCCCCGCGAAGCGGCTCGTAATCATATTTTTCAGACGCATATTCGGCCATTATTGCTTTAAGAAGTTTGAACTCCTGTTTCATCGCGTAATGAACACGGGCCTGTACTGCGGCCATAGGTTTAAGAGTACGTTCAAGTAATGCCAATGTTGTACCCACAGGAGCATTGGCCGACATATCAGAAATGTTCATATCACTGATAGCCCCGAGACGACGCCCTTCAGTCGTGATTTGATTAAGCAACGCCAGAAGTGTTTGACTCGGTTCTTTATACGGGAGGGGTAAAATATTATCACGTATACTCCCTGACGGCACATCTACATCACGCCATTCCCCCGGCTCTATCGGAGTATCATCCCCTTTTATTCTGAGACCACGGGCTTTTATACCCCCCGGTAAATTCGACAGAGTGCCAGCATCGACAAGCTGGCGAATAAGGCTCGTTCCAGCCTTAGCATAACCTCCTATAATATGAATAAGGCCCAAACCATAAAATCCGAACCCCGGTACATATACATAATGTACAAAATGCTGACGCTTTAACATAAGGGGGTCATCAGGATTCCAGTTTCGACGTATAGCCAACACCTCGGAAGTACCACGTTCTATAGTAACTACATACGGTTTTGCTATCTCTTCCTCAGAATCATCAATTCCTTCAATAATTAAGTCAGCATGTATTTCATATATTGCATAACGATCATCATCCGTTACGGAAAAACCCCCCTCTTCTGCTTTACGTTCTTCTATATCCGTATGAAAAGGTTGCGGGTCATCAAGTTCTATATCCCGGTAAAACCCGTTTACCTGAAGTTTTTTCAGATCATTCTTAGTCTTACGCATAATGTGTGTAACACGTTCCGCACTCTCTATATGAGACGCGCCGTAAGGTACAATGACATCTTCAGCAGGAACATAAACAGCGATTTGACGATCTATAGTAGGATCAAAATAAACTTTCTTGAAAGCAGACCCCGCAAGACCTAAACTATAAAGCATACGCTCATGTTCCGGACGGTATTCAACCATACGTTCCGTTAACTCATAATTCATATCCGCCTTGACACGATCAGCCGCTTCTTCCTTCTCCTTGGTTTCTTCCCCGAGTATTTTACATTTCACCGGCCCGGAAGCAGGAAAAGTTTCACTCATTGTCTCCGCTTGAAAACGAATAGCCGCTTCAGCAAGGATAGTAGAATACACCCCACACGCGCCATCCCACGGATCTGTCCGTTCTTCATATTTAAACCCGAGAACATCAAGTCCTTTAACAAAAGTATCAGCCCAATCCTTGCGGGAATCGACATCGGCATCAACTAGTCCTATAACTTCATTAGCGAGGTTCTGTAATTCAGTTTCTTCTAAGGTGTCAGCAATATTATCTTCAAAAGAACCATCCTTGGTGTCCTCACCGGGGATAAGCGTTACTTCAACACTACCATCATCAAGAGTAACCATATCAGGATTAACAATTTCAATCTCAAGCTCTTCCCCGACGGCTTCTTCACCAACCATATCAGGTAGAGGAGTTAATGCTTTTTCTATTGCCATGATTTAGCCCTTTTCCTGAGTTGCTCTGCACGAGCAGCTTTTTGTAAACGTCTTATATAATCAACTATCGCCTGTTCACGAGAAGATAATTTTTCCCCTTTTTTTCTCTTTTCAGAAGCCTCTTTAAATAAAGAAATAAATGACCCCCATACACCTTTATTCTCTGGCCCAGATGCCAAAGCCTTAGCCATTCTTATATTGGTTGGATTCATAGCCTCATCAACTAGATTAATTCGTGCGGCCTTATTTTTTACCCCTGAGAGTAATCTTTCAGGGAATTTTTTACCTATATAATTCTTCTGCGCATCTATAACCTCTAAAATATCTTCCTCCGATAACTTTAACTTTCTCCCCTTTGCTATCAAATCAGGATGAGAATATCGTAATGCATTCAATCCGGTATGCCCGAGTTCATGTGCCACAACTGGATTACCACTCAGAGGTGCCTCCAATGCTGCCTGATCTTTTGCAAGTCGCCCAGTTAATGTAGTGGGACCAAACTTGTCGGCTATATCTGTAGTATTAATATACATATGACCGGCCACGTGGGGAGGATTTTCTGTGGGGAAATATCGCCCTCGAACCCCGGTGCCATATAGCCTTTCTTCTGGAACTGGGTTAATTATTTCGCCTGTATTAGTTCTCATAATATGATGTATATATTCAGAAAGACCCAATGGCCCTTTTTTGTCTGCTCTTCGTTGAGTATCTTCAATCCCTAATTGCGAAATAAAATTACCCTCCAAAGGTATACCTGCCACATACTCGGTATCCCCAAGTTGGATACTCTGTCGAAGCAATTCATCTATTTCTGCACTCTTTCTAAGAGCCGCACGTGCCTGTTCATGCTTAGATACTGAATTTTTACGTTCAGCCATCTTTGATTACTTTCTTTAGACGGTTCTCGATTGCCGGTAATAAACGAATCCCGCAATAACCGATAACAAAAGCCATAGCTGGCCCCCATGTCATATCCAGTTCCCAATGCTTCATAATAGGCGGAATAAACCACTCCGCTGCGATAATACCGACAATAATTGCAATGCCGACACCTTTAAGACCCATCCAGTCAAACTGCCTCTTAACAAGAACGTTCACTGAGCCGCCCACTGAGGAACTTATGATGCAGCACAACTTAGCTCCAAGAGTTTGAATCAACCATTCCATATCAACACCATTACTAATAATACCCACCGTTACGTTGCTTGAAATACCGTATTGGCTCCGGTTCGTCAGAAGGTAATTTGATAAACCCACCTTGCCGGAATCTCATAAGAGCCATAACTGTGGAATCAACCAGATCATCATGACTCATAAACGGAAACCCTGCAATCTCTTCTACAAGTTCTTCCGCCCAACGTGTAGCCGGTACCCATACTAAACTTGATGACACAATATCGGAAACAGAATTTAACCGTGCAAGTTTATCACCTGATCCTCTATGCGGGGTATATTCCTGTACAGGCAGACCCATCCTACGCATCTCCTGATACAAAGCTGTACCGGAGTTCTTTTTCTCCACAATAAAAGAGTCCGGTTCCCATGTTGAATATTCTTCCATAGCCAATTCTTTTAGTTCAGGAAACTCCAGACGCTTTTTAATACTATTCAACAGGATAATATTATAGGCATCTGTATCTTCATTTAAAAAAACACCCCATGTAGTAAGCGCCGTAAAGTCAGCCCGGTTATGTGATTCCGCCGCTGCATCCAGAGACATTATAATATACTCACACAACGGCGCTTCCTTATCCCCCCACGACTGCCACCATTCCCTTTTTACAATAGAAGCTTCTTCAGCCGTAGGTTCCTGCTGGTACTGGGCATTCCATTGGAATGTAGGCATCGAAGCCTTGGTACGAAGCAGTGCGTCCAGATCAAAAAACTCAGGCCATAACGGTTTTTGTACATAATCGGGGCCTTTTTTATCCGGTACCTCCAGTATAGCAGGAAATTCCACTATTTCATACTGGTCAGCCTTGGTATTCTGGGACATATCGGCAACAACACGTCCAGTCAGGTCATCCATATGCCATCTGGTCTGGATAATCGCCACACTACCCCCCGGCATAAGACGGGTACGGGCACCATAGGTAAACCATTCATAAGCTTTCTCGAAAACCCCGAAATTACCATTAATAACGTCCTGTTCCGAGTGCGGATCATCAATCAACAGCAAATCTGCACCACGACCCGCGATAGATGCCCCTATACCGCACGCATAATACTCCCCACCAACGCTTGTATTCCATCTACCGGCAGATTTTGAGTCAACTGCGAGCGAAACGGTAGGAAAAATGGTCTTATAGGCGTCTGTTGCAATTAAATTACGTACTTTACGGCCAAAATCCACCGCCAAGTCAGTCGTATGGGACACCATCATCACTTTTTTGCCCGGATTCCTCCCTAAATACCATGCAGGGAACATAATAGACACCAATTGCGACTTGCCATGCCGCGGAGGGATGTTAACACAGATACGATCCTTGCCCCCGCGCTCTATATCCATGAGCATATTACCGAGAATACTATGATGTTTGCCTACCTTGTAATCCGACTGCATGTATTTACAAAATTCCAGCAGGTCATCGCGTACTTCCTTATTACGGTGTCTGATAGAAAGTTCATCTACAAGGGTATCAATCTCTGACAGCTCTTCCGAAGAAAACTTATCAAGGTTGTTCAACATATGCTGAACATCCTCCCTTGAAATACTCTCTCCCAGTATCATGCTATCCGGCATCAGAAGGTTCTTTTAATTCAAGAGCAGTATCAATATCCGTTGCTTCACCGTCTATAACAATAACTTCGTCTTCCTCCTTGGGGTTTACAAGTTTTGCCAGCTTGGATCTCAACTTGTCCCGCAAATCATCCGCCGACTGATGTGTTATAGTGACCTCGGACTTTTCTGCAAACAGACCTACATCGGAAATTTTTCCCAACAGCTCCAAGGCCCGGATACGTACACGGGGGTCAGGGTTATCCGTTTCAAGAACAAGCTTGTTTGTGACCATATGCCGTATCTGTATGGCACTCTCTACAACCGACCGGCCAAACTCCTGCAGAATACTGTTTGTCATAAGCAAGGATGCAGGGGTTAAAGTAGCTGCTTTTTTTGCTGAAACTTTTTTAGAGACTTTTTCGGGGTTATCTGCGTAAGCTACAGCTAACTTAGCCGCTATATCTTTATCTTCCTTGGTAGGTTTTATGTCCAACCCGTGTTCAGATAATTTAGAAGCCGTGTTGCAAGCAGCTTCAGCTCGCTCCCGCAGATCTACATAAGGGATGTCCGGGGAAAAAGGAACTCCCAATTCAGGTTCTATAACTAAAGTCATTAATTTTTTCCGCAGGTAATTAACCGTTGTGCAACATATATCAAAAATAAAAAGTTTTCACAAGAAGTTTGGGACTCCAAAGGGGGGGTCTTCTATATATGGATAAACGACACCTAGAGGGACAAATTTGTGAAACGATCCTTGCAGAATATTTAATGCGGCGTGGTTTCTATGTATTCATACCTCCCGCAGGGTTCGGCCCCGTAGATGTAATAGGTATATCAGGGGAAACAGGGAAAGTGTATCTGTTCGACGCAAAGAAGGATACAAAAAGATATCTTAAAGGCCGCAACGTACCCCATAGAATCCACCGTGTACTGACAGAAGAACAAAAACTGTTTGGAGTTCGCATAGCCTATGTAAACATGGACACCCATAAAGTACACGTGGTACCCCGGATCAATAAAGAAGATCTAAAACCAGAAATATGAAAAATATTCGGGGCTATTAGTATTATATAGGAGCGCCACGAGGCTCATTTATTCTACGGGGTCATGGGGTG